GAAGTTGATGCGCTTGTCAATTTCGATAATTTTATGAACAAAAGAGAGCAGATGCTTAATAAGTCTTACAATCTTAATAATGCTTATGCAGAGATTGAAGCGTGGCTAACGAAAATCAATGAGCATTTGTGTATTTTGAGAGATTTTGCAAATAAAAATAATATGCCTTTTGAGGTTTTGGAACTCTTTTACAAAGAGAATGATTTTGATTTTGCAAAAACAATTGAATATCACAAAAAATTGAGTGACGAAAGAGAAAAAGCAACCTCGAATATTCCTGAAAACTTACAATTAAAAGTTTCTGATTGTTTACCAAGACGTGTTGAGTTCTGGTGCGAAGTTACACCCGCACAGGCAAAACTGATGCAGAAATTTTTAAAAGAAAACAATATAAAATACGGTGCAATAAGACGATAGAAAGGATTTAAAGAATTATGGCACAAACATTAACAACAACGGGCAACAAACCGAAAAACAGTCTTGTTGAAAAGAAGCCGACATTTTCGGCATTTATGTCAAGCCCTGCAACACAAAAGAAAATTGCAGATGTGGTAAAGGGCAAAGACGGCGACAGATTTATTACAAGTCTTGTTTCAGCGGTTGCAACGAACCCCGCACTTGCAGAGTGCGAACATTTTACAACCTTTTCCGCAGGACTTTTGGGGGAAGCGTTGAAACTTTCACCAAGCCCGCAATTAGGACAATACTATTTGGTCCCGTTTAACGACAAAAAAAGAAACTGCAAAGTTTGTCAGTTCCAATTAGGTTACAAAGGTTATATACAGCTTGCAATAAGAAGCGGAATGTATAAGAAATTGAATGTGCAAGCGGTTAAAGAGGGCGAGTTAATAAAATATGACCCGTTTGATGAAGAAATCGAAATTAAGTTAATCGAGAACCCGGACGAAAGAGAAAAAGCGGAAACAACAGGCTATTACGCAATGTTTGAATATACCAACGGTTTCCGAAAATGTATGTATTGGTCAAAAGAGAAAATGCTTGCACACGCTGACAAGTATTCAATGGCTTTTTCGGCTGAGAACTACAATAAACTAAAAGCGGGCAAAATACCGCCTCAGGATTTATGGAAGTATTCTTCATTTTGGTACAAAGATTTTGACGGAATGGCATTTAAAACAATGCTCCGTCAGTTAATCAGCAAATGGGGAATAATGTCGGTCGAACTTCAAACGGCTATTGATAAAGATATGGCGGTAATGAGAGAGGACGGAACAACGGACTATATCGACAATCAACCCGTAGAAACAGGCTTTATAAATGCCGAATATACGGAAGTTAAAGAAGTTGAAGAAGTTAAGGAAGTAAAAGCGGTTGAAGAACCGAAAGAAATTAAAAAAGCGGTAAGTCAACCGTCAATAATTCCGACAGAGGAAAAACAGGAAGAACAAGACCCATTTGGGTATGACGACCCGTTTAATATGTAGTTAAGGAAAATTAAGGAGTATATAAATGAAAACAGTCGAAACACAAGAAGTCGAAACACAAGAAGTCGAAACACAAGAAGTCGAAACACAAGAAGTCGAAACACAAGAAGTCGAAGACAAAGCCCATGATGAAGAATTTATGGACGACATCAACGAAGAACCGCTGACGGCTGAAAAATACCAAAAGAAAAAAGAAAGTCTGCTTGCCGTTATGGATAATTGCAAAAAGATACTTGAAGATGATGAAGATTTATATTCTGCGGCATCTTCGGGAGTTCTGAAAATTCTCAAAGGGAAATTAAAAGATACCTTAAAATCAAATCTTGAAGAAGATTACGAGGACATAAAAGAACTTAAAGACGGCATTAAGGACTTAGAGGCTTTAAATATAACGACTAAGTTATTATCAAACTCTCTTAACTCTTATAACCTCGCTAAAAGCAATTTAAAAAGATATGAAAGAGAACTTGAGGACCTCGAAAATCAGGCAAGGCAACTGACGATTTATGACATTATCCCCGAAGTATCAGAAGAAACAGAAGATAAAAACCTCTCTGATGAGTGCTTGGAAGATTAAGACGAAACGGCGGTAACCTCTCCGCCGTCAGAGGTAAAAAAATTATGAAGAAAATAAAAGCAAAAGTCGAAGAAGCGTTAAAGTTCGGTTACGTCCTTGTTTATCGTAATTTGATAAATTGGGAATGGTTCACCGACCCTAACACCTGTCATTTATTTATTTATTGTTTATTGAAAGCAAATCACTCACGGCAAAAATGGCTTAATATGAGTATAAACAGAGGGTCTTTTGTAACAAGTCTGTCAAAACTCGCTGATAATACGGGTTTGTCACTTCAACAAGTAAGAACTTCGTTAAATAAGTTAAAATCAACAAACGATTTAACATGCACATCAACAAGCAAATATACCGTCTTAACTGTTTGTAATTACGGCGATTGGCAACCTTTAACAGAAAAAAATAACACAGAGGTTAACACAGTAATTAACAAACAAATAACAAACAAGCAACAAACAAATAACAAACAAATAACAACAAACAATAATGATAAGAATGATAATAATATAGAGAGAGAGAATAGGGAAAATTTTGAAATTCTTATCAAATATGCGGAACTAAAAAAGGTGGAAAGTCCTACGGCTTATGCTTTTAAGATAATAAATCAAACTCCGGAAAAAGATTTGGAATTTGTTGTAAAAAATTTGCAGGAAGAAATAAAAAAACTCGAAGAAAAAAAAGCAAAAAAAATAAAATTTGAGGAAGAAAAAAAAGCGGCAGTTTTTCAAAGCGAAGAAATAAAAGCGGTTTCCGAGTATTCCGACAATGAAATTCTGGAAGTTTTAAATGTTTGGGCGAAAGAAAAAACAAGATTTAAAAGTCCTGTTGTAAAAAATGCGGAAGCGGAAGCAAAGAAAAGAGGACTTATTAAATGACGACATTACATTTTGAAGTAAAAGGCCGAGTTCAGGCAAAACAGTCTGCAAAATTCAGACAGATAAGCATTCAAAACGGCAAAGACTTTATACAATCTTACCAACCTGCAAAGGTTATAAACTATGCCAATTGGGTAAAACAATGCTTTGTGCAAGCATATCCCGACCACGACCCGACTGTTTTTAAAGGGAAAACCCTTTGTATAAAAACTATTGCGTTTTTTGAGATACCGAAAAGTAAAAGCAAGAAGTTTAAAGAGCAGGCATTAAGCGGTATCAGGCGACCAATAACAAAGCCCGACACGGACAATATTGCAAAAAACATCAAAGATGCATTAAACAAGATTGCATTTCCTGATGATAGTCAAATCGTTTTGGAAATAATTGAGAAAAGATATGCGGAAACTCCGAGAGTTGAAGTGTTTATAAAGGAGTATTCCAAATGAGATTTACCGAGTTGTTATTTATGCAGGTGCAAAGATGGACGATTGCCGCCAAAGAATGCTACGGCAGAGGGTGTATCTGCTTTGGGTGTTATTATTCAACCTTTAACTATCGGTGCATTATGAAACAAACTGTATTGGCACTTGTAAGGAAGTTCGGTAAACCACCCGCAGTGGTAAAGAGCATAAGCAACGGAAACACTTATTATAAGGACAAAGAAGAATGATTATAGGCGAAACGGAACTATTAAAAATCCAAAATTCAGAACAAAAGAAACGGATTATCAAACTAAAAGCAAAAGTGCGAATTTTAGAGCGAAAATTAAAACGGCTTGAAAGTCAATACTATTCCGCAATAGATATGATTGCGGATATGAAAGAAGCAGAAAGGACAAGGGGGTTGAAAAATGTCTAAAATTGAAGTTTTAAAAGCCAAAATTGAAAAACTTAAAATTTGTCAAACAATTTTGCAGGCAGAAAAAGAAAAACTGTTTAAAAAATTTTCTGAAATAGACACAAGAATTAACGAGGATATGACCTTAACTTCCCGTCAATTTTCAAATTTAGACAAAAAAAGAAGTTTTATGCAGGAAAACTTAGATGCTTTTGATTGCGGAATTATGACGTTAGAAAACTCCATAACAGAAACCGAATACATCATTAATAGAAAGGAAAGAGAAAATGCAAGATAGGTTTAAATTTAGAGTTTTTGATAAAAATACTAATAAAATGTATGATGTAAGGTCTATGTCGTATGTAAACGAAATTGTTAAGCGAATAGAAGTACAAGATGAAGAACGAATTTTAATCTTTGATGAATGGGAAAACAATATTGATAATACTATACTTATCCAATGCACCGGCTTAAAAGATAAGAACGGCAAATTAATTTATGAGGGAGATATAGTAAAAATCAACACTCATTATAATCACTTAGTCTGTGATGATTATGAATACGATTGTGAGAGCGAAAAAGGATATTCTTTATTTAAAATTATTTATGATGATGATATGGCAAGATTTGGGGCAGAACGAATTAAATGTGTAAAATGGGAAACACACCATTATTCATTAGATTATGTTCCGCATAATCATAAAGTAATCAGAAACATATACGAGAACTCTGAACTGATAGGCGGTGAACAATGCTGACATTTAACCTTAAAAAAGAATGGTTTGAGAAAATCAAGAACGGCGAAAAAACGCACGAGTATAGAGAGGTCAAAGAATACTGGTTCAAAAGGCTTTTCTTGTATAGCAAAATTTTATGCAGACAAACTATGCTGCCGCTTCATAATGAATGTGTTTTTTGTTGTGGTTATCCTACAAAAGAAGATACTTCAAAAAGATTAAGAGCAAAGATTAAAAACATTTGTATTCGTAACGGTTTAGAAACTGATTTAAAAGTTAATGAAGAAGTTTTTGACATAGAGTTTGAACTGATTGGAGGTGCGGATAAATGTATTTAGAAAATTTACAAATTGGAATTGAAGAAAACAAAGATAAATTAACACTAAAAGAATTAAACGATTTATATGGTGAGGATTATGTTCCACCCTACTTTGTTAAAAATGGTGGCGGACGGATTTATCCGTTTTCGCATTTTTGGACACAAAAACTTATTCAATTAGATGCCTTTATCGGCAATAAAATTAAAGAAACAAAAGAACAAACACAATGCTTGCCGCAAGGTTGTAGCAGAACTTGGAGAAATGCACAAAAAAGGCACGATAAAATAATTAGCAAGCAAATTTTTGGCTAAAATTACACACAAAAATATTTGCGTGTAATGAAGAACTATTGGAGGACTAAGAATGCTAACATTTAACCTTAAAAAAGAATGGTTTGACAAAATAAAGAGTGGGGAAAAAACTCACGAGTATAGAATTGAAAAATATTACTGGACTTCTCGCTTTGTAGAAGAATTTTACAAACCTAAGAATAAAGAAGAAAAAAGAAATTATATCGAAATTTTTTTAACAATGTTAAGAACTGACTTTGTATTTAAAGATATTACCAAACCTCATAAAATCTGCTTTATGAACGGAATGGAAAAGGAAGAAAAAAGACCAAGACTATACGGCAAAATGAAATCCATAAAGATAGTAAACGGAATTCAAACAGACTTAAAAATAAACAAACCCGTTTACGACATAGAGTTTGAACTAATAGGAGGTGCGGAATGAGTGAATTAAGTAAACATATATGCGATATATGTAAAATACAAACTTCGGGTAAACTAATTTTTCGTAAAAGAAATTGGAATAATAAATGTTATATTTCTGCAGGTTGCGGCTATAAAGAATTTGATTTTGTTAGTTGTCCTGAAACAACTGTAAATATTCTTCCTGATTATGAATATAAAGAAGAAATGGGATGGCAATACCCATATAAACAAATTGAAGAAATAAAAAAAATATATGATAAACATGGTTATGATTTTATTGAATTTAAAACTAAAGCTATCGACTTTGAATTACCCGAAAACTTTATAAAACTGTTTAAACTTATAACTACTATTGAAAATTTTGACATTAGAACTGGAAACTTTTTTATTCCATATATACCTTCTTATAAACAAATAACGATTTTAAAAACTGATAACAATGAGTATAGTTCCGAAAACGCAGACCCGATTAAAGCATTTCTGACTTGTGTTTTGAAATGTATAAACAATGATAAAGATACGGCTGATTATATCAGAGAAACGGAGTGGGTATAAAAATGAAGTACATAATTAAGAATTGCCCTGCTTCACAACAAGGAACTTGTGAAAAATACGGTATGTGCCAAAATTATATCGACTGCGTTATAAAGCAAGTGATAGAGAAGTGCAAAGAACACCCTTTTATAGACTGTGCTTGCGGTGATGATATTTTACAACTATTTGATATAGAGGAGGTAGATAAATGAATGCAGAGTTATATAGAAATCCAAATTTAGTATTATGTGAATTTTACAAAAGAGGTCGTAATTGTACCAATAATGGACAAATACCTTGTGGGCAGCAGTTAAAGTTTGATGACGAAATTCTATGTACTTCAAAACTCTATTATGCAATGGATTTAGAAAAACAAATAAAACGTTTAAAATGGTATCTTAACGAAATAAGAGATCAAGAATTAAAAAGTCTTGATATTGATTTGGATGAGTATGAAACTGAACGTTATTCAACTGATTATTCAAACATAATAAACCTTGTGGAAGAAGCGTTAGAAGAAAAACCACAAGAAGATTGTAGGTATCGAGAAGGGATAAATAAATGACAGAAGAAATAATAATTGACGGTGTAAATGTAGCAGGATGCGAATTTTATTTTGAAGATAATGGAGTAATAGCACCCGATGGAACACCCGAACGAGCAAATATTTGTGCTTCGCCAGAAAAGTCTTGTGAAAATAACGATAGTTGTTATTGCAACAAAGAATGCTACTACAAGCAACTCAAACGCTTAGAAGTGGAATGCGAGGAGTTGAAACGATATGAATATACTTATTTAGACAAGTTTTTAGATTTAAAACAAGCCCTTGAAGAAATAAGGGAAATTGCAAGTACAATAATCACGGAAAAGGAAACACAAACATATTGGACTTATTATAAAACACTTAGTGATATTTTTGAAAAAATCAACGAGGTGCTGGGTGATGAATAATTTTGAGAAAATAAAACAAATGACAGTTGATGAAATGATTAACTTCATACGCATTTCAGACTGTTATACGACTTGTAATTATCAATGTTGGAAAGACAGCGATTATTCAGATAAAAGTTGTAATGAGGGTATAAGGCAATGGTTGTTATGGAAGCCGTTGAGTTCCCTGTTCCAAAAGATGATTTAATACCTGATGATGAAATTCCGTTTTAAGAGGTAAATATGACAGATAAAGAAAAACTAATCGAAATAAACAAAATCATCAAAAATCTGATGTATTCCGATAAGGATATAGGATTATTTGAATTTTTTGAACAATTCGGAAAAATTGAAGAATTAAGCGAGGTAAAAGAGTGACAGACCTTTTAAAACAATATATCTGCGATGGAAAAAGCAGAAAAGAAATTGCCAAACTTTTAAACCGAAGCGTATCTGCAACAAACAAACGAATCTCAAAACTTTTTATGCAATACGGGGTTACAAACAGAGCGGAACTTGTACGGGAATTAATTTTGGAAGATAAACAATAATACTCTGCTCGTTTTGTAAACTTTTTCTTAATAATTACACTTTTGTACACCACCCAAAACCCCGAAAAGAGTTATATTGATTAAAGAAGAAAGTCATTTTTGACTGACTTCAAAACAAGGGCGAAGTGTGTTTTTACAAGGGTTTTCGGGTGATTTTATCTTGTTGCGGTATGATTTTTAATACTGTCGGTGAAAGTTTTTATAAAATTGACCGATATAAAACCGCCCCGAATTACAGAATTTTTAACGATAAAAAAACTGTTGAAGAAATAATATATGTCGGTGTTTGTGAGCATTGCGGCCACTTAATAATAAAATACCGTCAGAGAATTAAGAATAAAGCAGGGAAAAAGAAACTCGGGAACACAATTTCTTTAAAAGGAAAAGCAGCAGACGAATTTTTTTATAGCAATTACGATAAATTTATCGAATACCCTCTTGAAAGCCCTTTTTTAAACGTAAAAAATTCCAAAACAATACCTTTTGTTTACGGCAAAGTAATCAACGAACACACGCAACAGCCTTTTTACCTTGACGAATCAGGAAATGCGGGAAATATAATCGAAATCCCCGTAACAAAAAGCAAAAAATGAAAACTTACACAGATAAGGCAAAGAAGTTTTATCATTCGGGGAATTGGAAGAAAACCCAAAAGGCATATAAAAGTTTTCGCCACGGAATTTGTGAAAGATGCGGAAAACCGAATGCCGAAATCGTTCATCACAAGAAATATTTGAATGACGAAAGACTTAACGACCCCGATTATTCTTTAAATTGGGAAAATCTCGAACTTTTATGTATCAACTGCCATAATAATGAACACTTTTTGAGATATTCACCGACACAAGAGGGGTTAAAATTTGACGAAAACGGAAATCTTGTCAAAAGAACACAAGGCGGAAATTAAAAGAATTGAAAAAATTTTAAAGAAAAAGTCCGTTGATGAAAATACAATCAAACTCAATAAAGAACTGATTTTTCAAACCGCATTTATGGGCCTGCAATTAAAAAAACTTTCAAAAGAAATTGAAAAAAACGGAGTGACGGAAGAATACAGAAACGGCGAATTTCAGTATGGTCGTAAAAAATCAACTTCTGCAGACGTTTGGGGAACAATGATTAAATCCTATATGACCGCCCAAAAACAACTTAACGACTTAATCCCGAAAGATAATAACGCAGATAACGACGACGGCTTTGATGAGTTCTAGTGCTAATAATAAAAATGCTATTTTTGAATATTACGAAGCAATAAAAACAGGAAAAGAGACCGTTTCAAAAAAGGTCGAAACCTTTTATAAGTACATAACAAAAGAACTTCAAAACAAAAAAAGCAAATATTATTTTTCCGACAAAAAAGCAAATCACATAATCGATTTTATTGAAAAATACTGCAGGCATTCAAAAGGCAAATGGGCGAAAGAGCAGATAAAACTTGAACTATGGCAAAAGGCATTTTTATCCTGTCTTTTCGGAGTTTTAAAAAAATCCGATAATTTACGCAGATTTCAGAGAGCAATTTTATTTGTTGCGAGAAAAAACGGAAAATCTCTTTTAAGTTCCGCAATCGGCAATTATTGTTTTACAAAAGACGGTGAGGGCGGGGCAGAGTGTTACTCGGTCGCAACTCAAAGAGAGCAGGCAAAAATCATTTGGAATGAAAGCCGCTCAATGATTAAAAAATCAAAGGCTCTCAATAAGAGAGTTAAATGTCTTATCGGGGAACTAAAATACGGCGACAATGTTTATAAACCGCTTGCCTCTGACAGTAATAACCTTGACGGCTTAAATACTCATTTTGCAGGGCTTGACGAAATTCACGCCTGGAAAGACCAAAACCTTTACGACGTTATTTTAAATTCGATTTCAGCAAGAGAGCAACCGATAATACTTGTCATTTCGACAATGGGAACGGTCAGAGAATCGGTTTTTGATGATATTTATTCCGAATGCGAAAGAATTTTAAACGGTTATTTTGACAAAGACGGCTACAAAGATGATTCGGTTCTTCCGATAATTTATGAACTCGACAGCCGTTCCGAGTGGACGGACTCAACGAAGTGGCGGAAAGCAAACCCGAATTTATGCGTTTCAAAAAAACTTTCATACCTCGAAAACGAAGTAAACAAAGCAAAAGCAGACAATAAAAAATTAAAAAACACCCTTTGCAAAGACTTTAACATTCGTGAAACTTCAATTGAAACGTGGCTGAATTTTGAAGAAATAGACAACCCCGAAACTTTTGATATTTTTGAACTCAAACCCGATTATGCGATTTTGGGAGCGGACTTATCAAGAACGACCGATTTAACGAGTTGCGGTTTGTTTTTCGGCAAGAACATAAACGAAGAAATTAAATATTTCTATTATCCTATGTTTTGGCTCCCCGAGGAACTTCTTGAAAAACACGTCCGAGAGGACAAAGTCCCTTACGATATTTGGGAACGACAGGGCTATTTAAGGACCTGCCCGGGCAATAAAATCGACACCGATTGTATAACCGAGTGGTTAATTGAATTACACGACGGCTCAAAGGGATTTGAAATTTATTACCCGTTCGGGGGTTACGACAGTTGGAGTGCGGCGGAGTGGGTTAAACGGTTAAAGGAAAATTTCGGCGACTGTTTTGAGCCTGTTATTCAGGGCAAAAAAACTCTTTCACTCCCGATGCAACTTCGCGGTGCGGAATTATCGGCAAAAAGAATAAATTACGGCAACAACCCTATTCTTAAATGGAATTTAACCAACGTTAAAGCCGACATTGATAAAAACGGTAATATGCAACCTACAAAGGCACTCAACGCAAAGCAGAGAATTGACGGTTTTGCGGCAATGCTTAACGCATACACCGTGTTTTTAAACCATAAAGAAGAATACTTGAATTTAATCTGATGAAAATAGTTGAACAAATTAAAAATATTTTCAAACCCGATAAGGTCATAAACGGTGTAAAACTTTTTACGACGAACGGATATTCGGGCGGTTATTACTATGACGGAAACCTTTACAATTCCGACATTGTCCGCTCGTGCATAAAGCCGTTTTACCGTGCTGTCGGAAAACTCACCCCAAAACAGTTAAAAAGAAACTCAAACGGCGAAATTACGGGCAAGACAGATTTATACATAACTAAACTTTTAAAACGACCAAACCCGTATATGTCAATGCAGAATCTGCTTGAAAAAACCGCTATAACTCTGCAACTTAACGGGAACGCATTTATTCACATAATCCGAAACGAATACGGACTTGCAACGGCACTTTTCCCCGTGCCTGCAAGTTCCGTCCGCAAGGAGTACGACGAAAACGGCGAATTATTTCTTGAAATAAGATGTAAAAATTCCGAAACGTATCTTTTAAGATATTCCGACATCATTCATTTACGGAAAGATTTTACGGACGACGACGATATTTTTGGACAGTCGCCCGCCGAAAGTCTTAAAAACTTAATGGAAATCGTTAAAACTTCCGACAGTTCCGTCGTCAATGCAGTTAAAAACGGCGGGGTTATCAAGTGGCTTTTGAGTTTTTCACAAACTTTAAAACCGAAAGATTTAAAGGAAAGAGCGAAAGCATTTGAGAACGATTATTTAAAACAAATTGACGGTGATAATTCGATTGTTGCCGCACAGGATAACACACAAAAAGTCGAGCAGATAAAACCTAACGATTACGTTCCAAATGCAAGTTTGCAGGACAGAGCAAAAGACAGAATTTATTCGTTTTTCGGGGTGAATGAAAACATAATTAAATCAAAATTCACAGAGGACGAGTGGCAGGCATATTTTGAAAGTGAAATTGAACCCGTTGCACAGCAATTTTCTGCGGAGTTTACAAATAAGATTTTCCGCCCGTTTGAACTTTCAAAAAACGAAATTGTATTTGATACGACTTCACTCCAATTTGCAAGTATGACAAGCAAATTAAACCTTCTGCAAATGGTTGACAGAGGAGCGTTAACCCCGAATGAGTGGCGGAAAGCCTTAAATCTTCCCCCGATAGAAAACGGCGATAAGGCAATAAGACGGCTTGACACGGCGGAAATAGTTAATAATTCATAATTCTGAATGTATAATGCTGAATTATGGTCATTGCGAGCGAAAGCGTGGCAATCCAGCCAATTTTAACCACAAATCAGAAGTAGCGTGCATTTTAATGCACGAAACAAAAAGGAAAACGAATGACAAAATTTTTTGAAGTAAAAAACAAAACCGACAAATCTTTTGATTTGTATTTTTACGGTGATATTGTAAAGGACAGTCTTTATAAGTGGACGGACGAGGAAAAATGCCCGAAAGAAGTCAGCGAACTTTTAAACGAGGCAAACGGCAGAGATTTGAATATTTTTATCAACTCTGACGGCGGAAGTGTAACGGCGGGACTTGCGATTTATCATCAACTCAAAAGATACGAGGGCAACAAAACCGTTTACATTGACGGTTTGGGTGCAAGTATTGCGAGTGTTATTGCTTTTGCGGGCGATAAATTGATAATGCCCGAAAATACCTATTTAATGATTCATAAACCGCACGGAGCGGTTCTCGGAAATGCTGACGATTGCAGACGGTATGCGGAGTTGTTAGACGGCATTGAAGAAACTATTTTGAATATCTACGAAGAACACGCAAAAGAGGGTGTTTCAAGAGAGCAAATAAAAGAAATGCTCAAAGACGAAACCTGGCTTAACGGAAATCAGGCAGGTGAAATTTTTAACGTTGAGGTGACCGAAGAAAACAAAGCGGTTGCATATCTTGCGGACGAAAACAAATTGCCGCAAGAAGCCAAAAACGAAATCAACAAAAAGAGGCAGACAAATGAAGCCGAATTATCAAAAGCGAAATTAAATTTATTACGACATAAGAAAATAGGAGTTACAAAATGAACCAGGAAGAATTTGAAAACAAAAGACAACAATTAGTCAGCGAGGCTGATGCGTTGCAAACCGCCGAAGAAATTAACGCAAAGATTGCGGAAATTGAGGCACTTGACAAAGCGTATGATGAAGAAATCAAAGCAAAAACGGCAAGAGAAAGGGTTAAAAATATGGCAAATCCGTTTAAACAAAACGAAAAACAAGATTTACAAAACAAAATCACCGTATCTTATGAAGATGTATTTGCAAAATACATTAAAGGTGAAGAATTAACAAGCGAAGAAAGAGATTGTTTCAAAGAAAACAATATCAGAAACTCTGCAACTACAACAAGCGGAAATTCCGCCGTTATTCCCCAAACACTCGCAAAAGAGATTATTAAGGAAATCGGCGAAACACACGCAGTATTAGGCGACGTAAGAGAATTTCACGTTAAGGGTTATCTGTCCTTGCCGAAAGGTTCAATGACCGCAAACGTTGCGTGGTATGATGAGGGCGATTCTGCGACAGATGCAAGCGTATCAACATCAAAAATAGACCTTTCCGCTTACGATTTAAAAACAAATATGCCCGTATCTTTCAGAATGAAAGAAATGGCAACTCCTGAATTTTTGGCATTCATAAAAGAGCAAATCGTCGAACAGGCAGGGGACAAACTCGCAAATGCGGTTGTAAACGGTTTGGGTATTCCGGGTGTCGGTGATTCGTTCAAGGCACAACCGACAGGTGTTGTAACAGCATTAGAAGCAGAATCAACCACACCAAGAGTTTTAACTTATAACGGCTCAACAACTTCCGCACAAATGGAAGAAAAAATAAGAAATATGCTCGCAAAAATCAAATCGGGTTATAAAGGGAAAAAATTCTACGCAAAAAATGCGGTAATATGGAACGTACTTGCAGGCATTAAAGACGGCGACGGCAAAAATTTATTTATTCCCGACCCGACAGGTAATTTCCCCGGAAGAATTTTCGGTGTTCCCGTAGTTGAAGAAGATGCAATCCCCGACAACGCAATTTTGCTCGGCGACTTCAAAAAAGGTTATGCAATCAACTTCAATAAAGATTTGACTTTGATGCAACAGGACAGAAACAAAGATGCCGAAACAGATTACACTTTGTACGGACTTGTTGACGGTAAACCCGTATTGACAGAGGCTTTTGTTTACTTAAAAAAATCGTAGTCCCCATTGATGTTACCCCTACACTCGCAGAACTTAAAGCCGTATGCGACAGATTAAATATCACATACGACGAACCTGCGACAAAGGCAACGGGGACAGTAACGGTAACAGGAACGGACACAATCGCAAAAAGCACAATCTTTGAAACCTCGGGCGGTGTTCAGTTTGAAGTTGACGAAGAAACAGAAATTGACACCGAGGGTGATGTAAACGTAACGGCAAAAACGGCAGGTGCAAGCGGAAACGTTGAGGCGAATACAATTACTGTATTCCCCGAAACTTTGACAGGTGTAACCGCAATTACAAACGCAAGTGCTACTTCCGGCGGAGCAGATGCGGTCGTTGATACAACAACTACATTAACCGCAGACATAGCAGGCTTTACTTTCACCGAAAATGCAATTAAAAACTGTAATTTGGCAGAATTAAAGACAATATGCGACGTACTTGAAATCACTTACGATTCAACCGCAACAAAAGCGGAATTAAAGGCACTTATTTTAGCCGATTAGGACAAACTTATGACAATAACGGTCAATGACTTAAAAGATTATTTAAGAATAAATTTCAATAATGATGATGCGGTTTTGAGCGTTCTTCTCGAAACCGCTAAGTCATTGGCTTATGAAAAAACAGGTATAAGTTATACAAGCGGTGATTTATTGTATGAGCAATTATTAAAATTTCTTGTTCAGCACTTATACGATAACCGCACAGCGTTTGCGGACAGGCAAGCCGTTGAAGTTCCGTACACAATAACGGAACTTGTAAAAACAATTACTTATCGAGGCGAAATTGTGACGGAGCAAACAAGTGAGAGTGATGTAACAGGTGAAACAAATACGACAAGTGAAACAGATATAACAGGTGTAACAGGTGAATAGGGGCGATTTAAGACACAAAATAGAAATTTGGGAGAATTACGAAACTCTTGAAACAGATGCCCTCGGCGAAAAGGTGAGAAGTACAAGAAAAGTTGCGGAAACTTTCGCAAAGATTGAAAGCCGTATCGGTTCTTTACTTTCAGGCAACCGCCCCGCCGACACGGTCGTACAAAAAACAACAATGAAAATGACGGTCATTTTAAAAAATCTTCCGTCGGTTTTGCCCAAAAAGAACTTTATTAAATGGAACGGCACAAGATACGAGATTGACTACACCGTTGACACGGACGGTTTGGGTGTATTGCTTGAAATCTTCTGCCACGAAGATAAATAAATTTCGTGCATTAAAATGCACGCTACTTGAAAGCACAAGGAAGAGATGTCGTCAGGTTTTTTATTTAATGAACTTTCGGAATTTAAACAGGATTTAATGAGAGATATACAAAGTCTTTTTCCGAAAGAAACCGACGAATTTTTAAAAGAAGAAGCAAAGAAATTTAAAAAAGAGGTTCAAAGTGTCGCAAAAAGTAACGTCGGAAAAGGCGAGGCACATTTCAGAACCGATAAAAAAGGAAAAAAGAAATCTACAAACTATCATAAAAACTTTAAAATCGGGAAAAAATACGTTCGTGGCGAAAGCAGATGTTTAAGAGTTTATAATTCTGCAAGGCACGCACATTTGATAGAATACGGACACGTTTCAGCAAACAAATATGGCAAAAACGGTTTTGTTCTCGGCAAGTATGTTTTTAAAGAGGCGGAATTGAATTTTGGGAGCCAATTTAAAGATGATGCCGAAAAATTCCTTTATGAATATTTCGACAGGACTACTGAAAGATAATGACGGCATTTACAACAACAAAATTATATAAAGCCTTACGGGACGAGCTGACGGCGATTTTCCCGAATAAAACCGTACAGATAAAAGATGTCAAAAACATTGTAAAACCGTCGTTTTATCTTCGTTACGTGACGGGAGTAAAATCGGGCAGAACTCTCAAAGAGAGTACGGAAAGTTTTGAGGTTATTTATTTTGCCGAAAAATTTGCACTTTTAGAACTTCTGCAGATTAAAGAAACTCTCGAAAGTTTGCTTGACGAGCCTATTCCCTGCGAAAACAAATTTATTGAAATTTCGGAAATGACAATAAATTTAAACGAAGAAGAATATTATCTGCAGGCAAGTTTTGATATTGAAATTACCGAAAAAATCAACAAGTCCGACAGTACGGATTTAATGCAAAGAATACGAATTGACGGTAATAATTACGATTGATAATTAAATTCCGCCTGTGGGTATTTCGGCACAGTTCGGCTATGTCGCCTCACAGCCTCAATTATCCTACGGCGGCATAGAACGGTTACAGCCAAACGGAAAACTCCTCGTTTCCCGTTTAGGCTTTCACACACTGTATAAACAAAAGGAGCATAAAAAATGACAGTAACCATTGATGACATTACGCCGACTATTGAGATTATTTTCAAAAAATTAGCGGCAAGTTTTATTAAAGTTCAGCCAAAAGGTCGTGTTTTGTATGTTGTTGCAGACAGTACAATCACACCCGATTACAAGGTAAATACTTATTCACCGTCTGACAGTCTTTCGGCACTTACGACACAATTAAAGCAGGATATTGAAGATTTATTCGACGGCGGAGTAAAAAAGGTTATATTGTTTACGACAAAAACCGACGTTGACGACGTTACAACGGCTATAAAAGCACAAAAATACGACTGGATATTTTCGGATATTTCGGCAGACCAGGCAAAAATTGCACAAATTGCAGTTGACCAGAAAAAATTTGCGGTTTGTTACGGTGTTGCAAAAGACAGCGGTTATGTAGTTAATTTTGTTACTCCGTCAGCAACTTTAGCCTCAAACGGTTCAACCGTTTCGGGTGTCCGTTTACTTCCTTATGCAGTAGGTGTAATTGCGGGCTGTCCTTACACTAAATCAATTCTTTATAAAGATTTGGTTAAGTATTCTGACGTTGAACTTCCGTCAACTTTGGCAGAGGGAACTTGTTTTTACAAGTATGACGACGATTTGGAATGCGTTAAATTTGCGAACGGCTATAATTCAATGACAACAGTCGGAGCCGACCAAACCGAAGATATGAAAAAAATCACCATTCAGGAATGTATGAAAAGGGTTGATATTGACGTTAAAACCGCATTCAAAAAGTCTTATCAGGGCAAATACAAAAACACAAGGGTACATCAGCAATTATTCTACGATTCAATGAAATTCGATTATTTCAGAGAACTTGCAAAACTCGGTGTACTTGACCCCTCTTATAACAACGACGTTGACACGGACGTTGAAGAACAAAGAGCGGTCTGGCTTGCAAGCGGAAAATCGGAAGCGGCTGACTGGGACGAAGAAACCATAAAAGATATGACTTTCGGGGATATGGTTATTCCTCTTGCAGACGTTAAGTTTTTAGATGCTATGGAAAGTCTGAAAATGACTGTTAAGATGGCTTAATTGAAAAGGAGCAAACAAAATGACAATAGACAGTGAAAAAGTAATATCGGGAACTTACGGCACTTTGTATATAAATATTGATGGTGTTGATACCGAACTTGCGAATGTTTCAAAATTCACGGGCGAATGCGAGGGAGTTTATGAAACTTTTAGCAACGTTAATACAATGGGCGAACAAAGAAAACTCGTTGGTTATAAAATTACGGGCAGTATGACCCTCAACCGCATAACTTATGAGATACCGAAAACAATCTTTGCGAAATGGAAACAAGGACAAGCTCCCGCAATAAGACTTGTCGGCGAAAATAACGACCCCTCTGCAGATGACAGAGCAAGAGTTGTTTTTGAGGGTGTAACTTTCGATAAACTTGCACTCGTTGACTTTGAGGCAAAGAAAATTTCACAGGAAGAATACAATTTTGAAGCAACAGATGCAGAGTACAGGTAATTCAGCATTATGCATTCAGCATTAGAAAAACGGGGGAAAAATGAACAAAAAACTTACAATTTCAGACATTTTGGAAAGAAAAAAGGTAATAAAACCGCTTGAATTAAAGTTTTATTCCGAAACTCTCGGGGGCGAAATCGAGATTAAAAAAATCAACCCGGATAAAATATCAGAACTTGTAAACCAACAACAAAATATCGGGCAATACAGAGCATATCTGAAAATCATTTATGAGAGCTGCCCTCTTTTTCAGTCGAAAGAACTTCACTCGGAGTTTAAACCCGTCGAGCCGTTTGAAATTGTCGATTTGATATTTGAAACGAATTTAAACGAGATTTATTCACTCGGAAACAAAATACTTGAAATTTACGGCTTTTTGCCCCGCACGGACGTTGAAACCGTAAAAAAGCAATAGAAAAAGACGGCGAATTATACACGCTGTCTTTTTATTGCACAAAAGGTGCGGTAAAGTTAGAGCCGTCAGATTTTTTAACAGACGGAACAAGAGAATTTTTGCAGGCGAGTTTATTGCTGGAACTCGAACGGAAAAGGAAATTTAACGGTCAATGAGTAAGACAGTCGGCATAGTTTTAGCATTAGAAGATAAATGCAGTCCGAAATTAAAAGAAATAGCGGATAAAATCGGCATAACGGAAAAGGAACTCAAAAGAGCGAATAAAGCGATAACCGATTTTTCAAACAAACTCGGCAACGGGCTTGCAAATGCCGCAAAAGTTGCGGGAGCGGGTATGCTTGCCGTCGGTGCGGCAATAGGTGCCACCATTGCAAAAACCACCGAACAGGGCGACAAAATCGACAAAATGAGCCAAAAAATGCAAATGTCCCGTCAGACATTTCAGGAACTCGATTACGTTTTTTCTCAAAACGGCGCTGATATTTCCATAATGCAAACGGGAATGAGTAAACTCGCCAAAACAATGGACGGAGCAAAAACCGGAGCAAAGGCAAACGTACAGACTTTTCAAAGTTTAA